GTTTTTCGTCCCTTATTATCTTTGGTTGTGTAGTAATCACCTAGACGACGAATATTATTCGCCTGCTCCATAAACTGTTTAAAGCTTTTCATGGGAGTCTTTTTAAGTATTTAGACAAAAAAAGGGGACCTTTCGGTCCCCTCCACTTCCTTCACACGGAAATAGTATTCTATCACATAAACACCTCCTTGCAAATCCTTCTGCACTCCGCTGCATTGTTAGATTCACATTCGATTAAACATTCAAAGTAGTCGTTGATCATATCATCTGCTTCGTCTTCAAAGTGCCTCCACTCTTCGAGCTGGGCGCGGGATAATAGATTGTGCATTTTGTTCACCTAATTCTACAGGGGGTATAATATAGGGAAGGTTTCAGAGCATAGGTCTTTCCATTCTGTATTATATAGCACAGTTTGTGTTAATTAACTAACAATTGTAAATGCTTAACATAGCTGGTTACATAAAGACAAAAAAAGAGACCCTTGCGGGTCTCAGTGTTAAGTATGTGAAATATGGATCACATGAGGTTCTTAACAACAGTACGCTGATAGTAGCGGTTGCTGTTGGAAGTGATGCGACCAAGACCCTGAGTGGTGCCTTCAGCGTAGGGGTTGGAGACAAGACCGTAGCGGGTCTTGAAGCCAATTTTCGGCTGGAAGGTGCCGTCGTTGACGGCGCGTACCATCTGGAGGGGTACATAGGGGCAGTAGAAGAGACCAGCGTCATAGGGGCTGGTGCCCTTGTAACCGACAACATAGTACTGGTTAGCAGCACTGTTGGCAGAGAAGGGATCGATATAGACTCTGTACTTACCGTTGATAGTACCAGCGAAGGTGTTACCAGTGTCGTCAACTTGGAGGTTGGCGTTCAGGGCAGGGGTGTAATCGAGTACACCAGCCATGGTCAGAGCAGAGGCGACATCAGCAGAAGTCATGATGATGTTGCCCTTCCCTCTACGAGTTCTTTGGGCGATGCGGTTTGCATCTCTCTCGATGTTGAACAGGAGACCCTTGAACTTCTCAACGCTCCAGCGACCGTTGGAGTCAACATCCAGGTCGAAGAAACCAGCGTTGGCAACATTGACCTGTGAACCAGCTTCAGCAGTCTTGTAGATGGTACGGATAACCTCGCGGTTGATCTCAGCAAGAATCTCGCTAGACAGGATGTTAGCAAGTTCTGCTTCAGCGTTAAGACCGTGGATAGCACGAAGGTCTTGTGCCAGTTCCATGCTGTACTCTGCTTTCAGAGCACGGGACTTGGCGGTAACGGTGACCTTCTCGATGGAGAATGCCATCTCGTTGAAGTCGCCATTGCTGCCGTCTCCGAGTGCCTCAGAGTCGCCAGTTGCCATACCTTGACCCAGCGAATACTGAGCTTGTACAGCGTCGGAAGCAGTGCCTTCCAGGATAGCGGGGTTAGTACCACGCTGAACACCAGTAGAACCGAAACCAACGGTGCCGTCGTCATCGGTAGCATCGGTGTAGTCACCTTGGGTTGCTTGACCGATGTTGGTGCCTGCCTTGTTCGCAGAGAATGCGGAATCGGGCTCGTTGAAGAATGCCTCGGTGCCAGACTGGTTGGTGTAGCGGGAGCGCATTGCGAAGATCAGTCCAGTAGGACCGTTCATCGGTTGAACGCCAGCCAGCTCATAAGCGACCAGGTTAGGCATGGAGCGTCTGATCAGAGAGATCAGAACGGGGTCGAAACCAGCGGTAGGACCAGCAGAGGCAGAGTCAGCACCGAAAGCGCCAGAAGCGCCTACAGCGTTACCAGAGTTGGTGGGGGCAGCCTCAGTCAGCATACCGTTGCCGCTAGCGAAAGCAGCTTCTTCTTTGAGGAAACGCTCTTGGTTCTCAAGGAGAACAGCAGTTGTAGCGCGTCTATGTGAGTCCTTAATGGGATCTACGCCTTCGGCGTCGAGAAGCGGACTCCACTTCTCCATTAATTGTTGTGCGTTATACATTAGAGGAAGTTAAGTGTGTTGCTTGTGGATTACTGTTGAGCTGTTCCAAGAGCTTTCAGGTAGGACTGCATAGAGCCAGAGACATCTACGCCACCTGCTTCTACGCCCTCAGAGAGCGTTTCAGTTTTTGCGGGAGCTTTTGCAGGGTCACTGGGGAAATAAGATTCCTTCAGTGTTACAAGCTTCTCGCGATACGATTCTTCACCCTCAAACTCAACACCTTCAGACAGTGCGTACAGTTTCTCTTTTTGTGTAACAGCCAGTCCCTCGGTTACTTCACGGAAAATTCCATCTGCTGTAGTTTCGCCAAGGCGCTTGTTAAGAGAAATGTTAGACTCGATCTGTTCGTTAAGTCTGGCTTCCATTTCATCAAGTTTGGAGACCATGTTCTCCAGGACATCATATTTTTCTTCAGGGATGTGTACATAATGATCTTCAAAAAGACCCTTCATTCCTTGCAGGAACGATTCGGTCATTTCGGTCTTGAGACCGTGCTCTACTTCGATCTTGTTCTCAGTTACCCACTCTTCAGAGACATACTCAAGATAAGCATCGACTCGCTCAACGAGCTCAGTCTTTACTTCCTCAAGGTGCTCAGAAAGAGTTGCTTCGTATTGAGCAGCCATCTCTTCTTGAACAGCAGTAACCTTAGCGGTAACAACTGCCTCAAAGATTGTGCGAGCTTTGTTCTGGAACTCTTCGGAAAGTTCTTCGCCGCCAAAGAGTGCGGAAAGATCTTCTTCGATATCGATAGAAGGTGCCTCTTCGACAACTTCTTCTTCCGTAGCAGGTGCTTCAGCAACAACCTCTTGCTCGTCTTCGATTTCTACTTGATCGCCAGCAGAAAGACTTTGCATAGGTTCAGCAGCTTTAGCGCCACGATTGACGACATCTCTTACAGTTTTGACTTTGGGTTCTGCGAATTTCGCGGAGTCGTCGTCGGGTCTGTAGTTGTCAGGGGTAGGACCACCTAAATCTTCTACACCACCGAGACCAGCTCCAGGATCAGCAAGCTTGGGCATCCCCTCGCCAGCTTTCGCACCCCTTGTTACAGGATTTTCCATTTCTTGTAATTCCTTAGCGGACATTGGTGAACTCTCCGATTATAATCGTTGATATAATCTATATTTATTTATAAATTAGAGACTTGAGAGGAACTTATTGAACAGAGCAAGCTTCTGTTCCTGCAGTGCTCTCTGGTCTACGAGGGTATTAATTTGCTTGTAAGTCTTTTCTACGAGTCGTTCGCGGACAATGCCACCATCCATTACCCAATCTTTTCCTTCCATAATTCCTTCAACAAAAGCATCGGGAGCGGAGGGATCAGCGACAATATCAGCAGCGGTTGCAAGCATAAAGTCATCGGAGACAACTTTGATGCCATTCTCGTTAACGGCAAGTGATCCAAGACCACGAGAAGAAACACCCAACTTAACACCCTCGTCGATAAGATTTTGTGCAATCTTACCCATGGGAGTGTTAAGGATCTTTGCCTTACCAATAAAATTAGTTCCCTCTTCTCTGAGAGAAGTAATCTTATGGGAGACACGATCCAAGTTAAGAGTAGGTCCCTCGGGGTGACCAAGTTCACCGAGAGCTCTGCCTTTGTTGACAAAACTTTCGTTGTAACGACCTACCTCTCTACGAAGGGTATCCATAGGATACATCCGACCATTTCGGTTCTTGATGTCACCCTGCAGGAATACACCTTCAATATACATGGACTTCTTACCGTTGCGTTCTTCAACGATAAGTTCGACCTGTTCGATTTCTTCCGTGATCAGTTTCATTTGATTAGCCTGTAAATCCTACTTTTGCGAGTCTAACGAGTCCGCCAGTACTATGGATGAGATCGGATGCCTTTTTCTCAACCAACTCAGAAGTATTGTTCAACATAGTAAAAGACCCAATACCTGCAAAGGAGGAATCTTGTACAATGATTTGAACTGTGCTACCAGAAGCATTTAGCACTCTGACAACAGTAGCATTGTCAACTGTGGTGCTGTTACCAGCTCCAGCAGCAACGGTGATTTCGTCACCTAAAACTAGTAGTCTAGCCATTACTCTTGTTCCTGAGGTTCTTGGTCAGATGCACCAAAGAGACTTGCCGCAGCATCGGGACGCATAGCATCTACTTTGCTAGCAGCTCGCGTATACAGCAGATCTTTAATCTGGTCGCTGATATCTACGGCGGACGAATCCGTCGCAATCATATTAATGAGCTCTTCCATCTATCAATAATCAATGGTATAAACTTATTTATATCTCGCCCTGTCCTTGAGGTGGTTCTGCGTTCTGCGGATTGGGAGCTTGAGCTGGCGGAAGCGCGGCAGGATCTTCCTGTCCCTGCAGCATCGGATCCGCTGCAGCCATTGCTTCCATCTCAAGCATTTGCTGATTTGGATCAGGAATTACACCAGATGCAATTTCATTTTCGATCTGAACATCGATCTCGGCAATCTCTGCATCTCTCTGACGAAGAACCTGTCTTCTTACATATTCCGTTGAATAGTAACGACCGACATAAGGTTCAATCATTCCAAGAAGACCAAGACGACCTTCCATCAGTTCCTTATCTTTGAGTTCTGCAAAGTGGTTGTCGTAGATAAAGTCAAACTGAATATGCTCAGACATTACTTCCCAGTCTTGGGGAGTAACAATATTCTTAAGAAGCAGTTGACTCTTCAACATATCTAAGAAGATGTTGCTGAATCTCTTGCGGAGACGACCAACAAACTTAGAGAACTTAAGTTCATATCTTAAGATCTCACTGGAACGACCAAGGTTGAAACCATCACCAGAACCAGCGATTCTAGACTCAGGTACACCGAGAGATCTATAAAGTTTGGACTGGAAATATTCAATGTCAGCAAGCTCTCCAAGATTCTGACCGCCAGGTAGTGTGGTAATTTCTGTACCACGACCACCTTCGCGACGAGGTAACAAGAAGTCTTCCAGCATACTCATCATCTTTTTATCGTCACGAATCTCACCGCTGTTGGAATCATAGACCAACTTATTGCGGTAGCGCATCATGACATCACGCAGATATTGCTCTGCCTTTACCTTGGGCAGATTACCAACATCAATATAGAAAATTCTACGCTCAGGTGCGCGAGACAATCTGTAGATAACAAGTGAGTCTTCAATCATACGAAGCTGATTGAGAGACTTAATTGCTTTGTGTAAGTAAGATAATCCTACACCTTTATTTCTATCTACAAGACCAGAGGTGCAATATGTGATGGAATCTTTTGCCATCTTCACACCCTTCATTGCAGTGCCACCACCAGGTGCAGCAATGTTTGTTGGGTATTGAGGTTTCGGAGTATACATGAAATACTCTTCAATCTCAGGGAAATACACCTTCTGAGATTCATGAACATTAGTCTGTCTAAACAGATCCGATCTCTCGTCTTTCTTCTTCTCTTTGCGTACATAACGCATCTTGAGAGGATCGATGTATCTCAGTTCCTGCAAACCTTCTTGAGGATTCTCAAGATCAATTACTTTGTTATAATAGAGTCTTCCGTCAATATACCAATTTCTAAAGATCTCATGTGACTTCGTGTCAAAATCTAAAAGATCTTTAATATGTTTAAATTCTTTACGAATAATTGTTTTGATAGCATCGCTAGCGT